GGAAAGGGAACACCCACCCTGTCACATGGGAAGGGAGTACCATGCCGCCCAAAAATACAGCAATTTAAGATAATCGTCAAACGGAGCAGATATGTTAACCATCACGCATAATCGTATGTTCACTCAGGACCGTAGCCTGAAAAATACCGATGTAGAGCAATTCCTAGCGCAGCCTGTGAAGAAGCCGCGCATCAAAATCCTCAACGGCAGCATTGGCAGCGTCCTGAAAAAGGTCTGCGCCAATCACGGCACGATCCCAGATGAGGTGATGAGTAAATCACGCATTCAGAACATCGTCGCTGCCCGCAAAGAGTTTATCTGCGTCCTGCATTTCAAGCATTTCTATTCAACCGGGCGGCTGGCCTATATGTTGAATATGGACTTAACCAGCATCAAACATATCTTGGGCATGAGGAAGAAATCGCCGATCCCATATCGGGACTTGCGCGATAAATATTCCTGATATAGATTGAACGGGCTGGGGAGAGTTTGGCGCTCTCAGACCCAGCCCTAACATCGCCTAACAGGGAGGCAACGCTAATGAATTTTATTACGACCCTAGGTGTGTCTCTGCAAGCCATTGGAGGCTGAGATGCACTATTTTCAATTCAATATTGGCGACTACGCCAGCCACACGCGCCACCTCTCACTGATGGAGGATTTGGCTTACCGTCGGCTGCTCGACCTATACTATCTCCGCGACGGCAAATTGTATGGAGATGAAAAGGAAGTTGCGCGTCAAATTGGTATGCGAGATCAAATTGATGCCGTCACTCAGGTTCTTCAGGACTTTTTCACCATTGCAGAGGATGATAGCTGGGCGCATGACAGATGCGACGCAGAACTGGCGGATTACCGTAGTTTCTTGGAGAAGCAGAGGGAAAATGGCAAGCGTGGCGGGCGTCCTAAAAATAACCCAGAAAAACCCACCGCTAACCCAAGCCTAACCCAAACCGAACCCAAAAAAAGCCTAACCACTAACCATAAACCACTAACCACTAACCAAGAACCAATTATACACTCTAACGAGTGTATGTCCGAAACGCCTGTTTCAGACCCCAGCGAGAAATTCGATCCCAAAGATGTTGTTGAGGTTTGGAACGACACGGCAGCCAAGCTCGGCAAGCCAATGGTTCGTGACCTGACGCCTGAACGCCGACAGCTTCTGAAGGCCCGGATGTCTCAATACGCGCTGGAAGATTTCGTCTCGGTGTTCAACAGCATCGAACGCAGTCCGTTCCTGAGAGGCGACACTGGCTGGCGCGGCTGCACATTCGACTGGGTTTTTAAGAAGGCTAACTTTCAGAAGATATTGGAGGGAAATTATAATGGTTAACGTCCTGAAGAGCAATCTCAACGCCGCCAAGCCTACACCCGGTCACAGCGGAGCGCCAACTGGCGTCGATGAATACGCAGCATGGTTTAACCAGACATTCACGTTTGCGAAGGCCCGTGTGAAGATTGATGAGCGTGGCCGTAAGTTCATTGATCTGGAGTATAATCGATGACCCACGGCACTGCGCTGAAGGCGAACGAGATCGACCAGATTCACGCTGAGATGGAGAAGATTGAGCGACAGGTGCTTGCGATAGCCAAAAAATACCGCATAACCGTTGAGACGCTCCGTAGGATAGACAGGGTGAGGATGGATGCCAAAAAATGTGGGCCGTATGCCGTCGTCGGAGTTCGTCGATATAAAGCTAAGAAACGGACAGATCAGGCGAAAGACGGAGCCTAGAAAGTGGCGATGGAAAGCATGGCCCTTTGAGAGCGATTGGGATATAGTTCAATACCAGATAGTGGAGTCTGAGGAATGAGGATTTTTATTATCTCAGCACTGGCGATGGCCGCAACAGGGTGCGCGTCATTCGAGCAAGTGACATACGGTGAGCGAATCCAGATACGTCAGGATATGGCTCGTTTGCAGAACCAAGCCGTGCAGCGGCAAATTATCAGGTACGGAAATGATAAACATCACAGATAACATTGCTGGCGTCATTAAGCGGACTGCGAAGATTGAGAGGTCAATCGACTCCTCAACCAACAACGCATTCAGCAAGCTGGCATTTGATCTGCGTAAAGAGCAACAGCGCGTGATGCGTGTGTCGTTCAAGTCTGTCGTACCCTACACGCTGGGGGCAATTAGGGCGCGTACACCAAAGGCGACGGGTAACTACCAGACCGCTGGCGTCTACTTTGTTGAGCAGGGCGCGAAGGGGCGTGAGGCCCATAAGTATCTGACGCCAAACATCAAAGGCGGCACACGACGGTTCAAGCCACATGAGGTCGCGCTGTTCAAGTCTGGCCTAATCCCTGCCGGGTCGTATACCCAGAAGGGTGAAAGCACGACCCTAAAGAATGGCGGTCAGTATCAGCGGATGCTCTCTCAGCTTCAGGCGCAGCGCAAGGGCAGCATGAATGAGACAGAAGCATCTGCGAAGCGTAAGAAGCGTTCATCATCTTTCTTCGTGCTGTATCGCGGGTCTGAGCCTGTCGCCATTGCGCGTAGGTCCGCTGGTTCAATCACCATTGAGCTTGCCATCACCCAGACCAAGCCGATGTATAAGCCCGTGTACGACTTTTACGGAACGTCGATCACTTATACGAAGGCAAACTTCCAGCGCCTATTCAACGCGCAGATGCGGCGCAGGATGGGCTTCTAAAGGCCAAAGAGCGCGGCGTTAAAAAAAATCACGCCAACTGCATTTTTCCTCTTTACGACATAATGTCATGTGTGTATTCCTCTCTCATCAACAACGAAGGGGACTACAAAATGTTGCACTTTAACCTGAACGCCGCCAACGAAGTCATCGCCATTGCTAACAGCTTTCCTGTTGGCGCTGACCACAAGGCTTGGATTGACCGTTGGGATTTAGATAGCCTTGAAGACGCGCAGCGCATTGCTGACGGCGCAACCAAGCTCACAGGTCACCTTTACATCGCCACAGACGCTGGTGAGTGGGTTTCGCCACGTTACGATGTTGTCGAAGCTCCGACAGTTGGTGATGAAGTTTCATACGCATTCAACGGTGACTATTATCCGTGCGGCGTCATTACCGCCATTAGCAAGAGCCTCAAGCTCATCACCACCAGCACGGGCCGTAAGTTCTATCGTCGCCGTGAATCTGGCTCATGGCTAAACAACGGTATGTGGTCGCTGGTTTCAGGTCATCACAGCCAGATCAATCCAGAGTTTTAATTAATTGGGGGCTTCGGCCCCCACCTTGAAGGGGAATAACCATGAAAAACGATACAGCTTGGAATGTTTCAATTGATTACGATGCACTGCCCGAAGCCATAGGGTCTAAGGCAAAGCTGGCAAGGGGGCGCGGTGCTAGGTCAGCCATTAAGGCTGCTGGGTATATGCCGGAAACAACCTTTAAGTATGAACACCAAAAAAGAGCTTATGCGTTAGCCAAAGAGATAACAGAAGCCAGCGGCGTACCAATGCGGGTTGATGAGTGCGTTCTGTTTTATCTCTAACCTAAAGGGGCTTCGGCCCCCACCTTAAAGGGGAACTACAATGTTATTCGACCTATCATCTTACCTACCCATCGAAGCGTTCATCATGATCTGCATGGTCGCGCCTGTTGTTATCTACAAAGCACTTGAACGGAGGCAGGGTAAATGACACCGAGCGAGATCAAAGAGCGGCGCAAGTTACTCAACCTAACTCAAGCGGACGTAGCCAAGCGCATTGGCATAACCCTGCGGCACTACCATCGCATTGAGTCCGGCACTTCTCCACTGACAACCGTGATGAAGAAAGTTGTTAAGATGGAGTTGGAAACTTAGGCTTAATTAAAAGCCCGCACAGCAAAGATGCGGCGTCACCAGTATCTAGTGTGCTGGGTCGTCGCATCGTGCTTGTACGGGCCTGTAATGGGGCGGCAGGGGGCATTTATGGCGCTGAGAAAGCGGGTCCTTCCAGAGCGAATGCTGGGGCGGGTAATTCTGAGCGCACAAGAAATGTACACACAGAACTTTTGCAACTGAACTCGGTTTACATTAGTACCCCACCCGCATATTAAGCAGTTGAGGTTATTATGAAGACTAGTAAGCAGCCAAATTTTACTCTTGAAGAGATGCAGTTTTGGTTCACTTATGACCCAGAAACGGGTCACATTACGCGTACTCGCGGCTCAAAGGCTGGTGAAATTGTGACTAGCAAAACCAAGGATGGCTATATCGTCCTGACTTTCTTCTATCGTAAAATCTACGGTCACCAGTTGGCTTGGTGGTTTAGCAACGGAACATGGCCGACGACGCATCTGGATCATATCAATTGCGATAAATCAGATAATAGAATCTCTAACCTTAGAGAGACTACGCCGCGCCTAAATTGCATGAACAGGAAGGCTCGGAAAGATAATAGGCTTGGCTTAAAAGGTGTTATCAAAAAAGGGCAGAAATACAGGGCTGTCATAACCATAAATTACAAAAAACATCACTTGGGTTATTACGATACGCCGGAAGAAGCGCACGAAGCCTATAAGAAGGCTGCGATAGAAAGCGCGGGTGACCATGCAAGGTGGTAATCTTATGAACTATAAGAAGAACAGCACTGGCGGAATCATCATTGGTTCCGACTATGACGCTGCCCGCACACGCAAAATGAATGCCGACGCTGAGATTTCCGAGATGGAGCTTGCTCAACTTCGGCTCAAACTCTGCAATACTGACGATGTGATTAAGGCTTGGGCTGATGTCCTGAACGCTTGTCGAGCCAAGTTCCTAAGTTTGCCGACTAAATTAGCCCCAGTGGTAGCCAATGAAGATGATGCTGCGCTTGTTAAGCAGCTTCTTGAGGACCAAATACATGAGGCGCTGTCAGAGTTATCAAACTACAATCCTGAAATTCATCCTACGCAGATGAGCGGCAACTCGGATTTGGATCACGAAGAGCCTAAAGCTGAAGAGCCAAAGAAGCCGCGCGGCAGACCGAAGAAGGCTGATTCAGGTAATGAATGAATATTTCAGCAACCATGAATCAAGAGAAAGCCTAGCACTCTCGCTATCTCAGGCCATGTCCTGTCTGCGTCCGCCACCCAAGTTGTCGGTAGCCGAATGGGCTGATCTCGAACGCCGTCTGGATAGCCAAAGTTCATCTGAGCCGGGACGCTGGATAACAGCCCGTGCCGAGTATCAGCGCGGCATCATGGACGCTTGCTCCGATCCTGCCGTGAAAGAGGTGGTGGTGATGTGCGGTGCGCAGTTGGGTAAGTCTGAAATGCTGCTTAACACGATTGGCTACCATATGTCGCATGACCCGTCACCGATCCTGATGATGCAGCCGACAGTCGATATGGCAATGTCTTTCAGTAAGGACCGTGTGACCGCTGGCTTGCTGAGATCGACGCCGTGTCTGCGCGACAAGATACGCGATAACAGGGGTAAGGAAAGTGGTAACACGACACTGCACAAGATATTTCCCGGCGGCGCTTTATCTCTTGTCGGCGCAAATTCCCCTGCGGGTCTGGCGTCGCGTCCAATCCGAGTCGTACTTTGCGACGAAGTTGACAGATACCCACCATCCGCTGGTGAGGAAGGCGATCCCGTAGCTCTCGCCAAGCGCCGTTCCGCTACGTTCTGGAACCGCAAAGTGATTCTAGTGTCTACACCTACAAATAAGGATGCTAGTCGGATTGAGGCCGCATATCTGGAGAGCGATCAGCGCAAGTTCTTGGTCCCCTGCTTTGATTGCGGCGAGTTTCAGGAATTACGCTGGTCTAACGTGCATTGGGAGGACTCCAATCCCAAGACCGCGCATTATTCCTGCGAACATTGTGGCTCAATCTGGGATGACGCGGATCGACGTAAAGCCGTATCCAAGGGACGCTGGGAAGCCACAGAGATGTTCCACGGTGTGGCAGGGTTCCACCTGAACGCGCTTTACAGCCCTTGGTCGGTCTTGTCGGACGCCGTGGAAGAGTTTCTGTCCGCCCGCAAAGACCCGATGCGGCTAAAGACGTTCGTAAACACGTTCCTTGGCGAGACATGGGAGGATCAGGGCGAAGGCGTTGATGATCTCTCTATCTATGACCGCCGTGAAGATTACGATGAGATACCAGAGGAGGTAGTCTTGCTGACCTCTGGCGTTGACGTTCAGGATGACCGCCTTGAATGCGAGATCATTGGGTGGAGCAAGTCAGAGGAATGCTGGTCTGTCGCATATCATGTGATCTACGGCGATCCTTCGTCGCCCAAGATATGGAAAGACTTGGACGAAATCATAGGAACAACCTACATCCATCCTTCTGGTGAGGAACTTGTTGTTCGCGCAACGTGCATCGACTCTGGTGGTCACCACACGCGGGCCGTCTACAATTATTCCAAGACAAGAAATCGCATTTTTGCTATAAAGGGCGTCGGCGGTGAGGGTAAGCCCATCGTTGGGCGACCATCAAAGAACAATATCGGAAAGATACCGCTATACGCCATTGGCGTAGATACGGCTAAGGAGCTTTTGTACTCAAGATTGAAGATAGAAGAGCCGGGTGCTGGTTATTGCCACTTCCCGATGAACCGCGATCCTGAGTATTTTAAGCAGCTTACCGCCGAACGTCAGGTTATTAAGTATAATAAGGGTTTTGCTCATCGAGTTTGGGTCAAAACACGCACCAGAAACGAAGCTCTTGACGTTCGCGTTTATGGAATTGCAGCACTTGCAATATTAAACGTGAATTTGGATAGCGTTTACTCTAAGTTCTATGCTAATATAGCCGTTAAGGCGCAACCTCCGGTCAAAGCTGAGAAGCCACACCCATTGGTTGACCCGAAGAAATTAGCTAGAAGACCGGGATCGGGTGGTTTCGCTAACAGTTGGAGGTAGAATGGCTAAGGCTTCTAAAGTTGTTGCTCCTTCTCTGCGATTGAAGCGGAAAATACGTCGTCCCGGTAGGCATTGCAAACGGCTAAAGAAATGTCACCGCACTATTTCGGCGTTTGCTGGGGGTAATAATGGTTAATCTATTCGATCAAAATAACGCGCTCACCGAAGAACCGGGCAGCGTTGTCATTGGTACGCTTGTCCAATGGAAGCGGGCTGATCTGTCCGACGTTTATGCCCCAGCATCCTATGACCTGATTTACAATCTCCGCCTGAAGAACGGCGCGGGTGTCGATAAGACGGTAACTGCGACGACAGCAACGGATGGCGCATTCTTGGTTAGCCTTACGTCCGCTATCACAACAGGAATGCTGGCTGGCGACTATTACTGGCAAGCCTTCATCGTCCGCAAGAGCGATAGCGCCAAGATTGCCGTTGGTGTCGGCGAACTCAGCCTGAAAGCAAATCTTGACCAGAACGGCGCTGACATTCGCTCCCATGCTACGGTCATGGTCGAGAAGATTCAGTCGCTGCTTGAAGGCCGTGCAGACAAGGACGTTTCCAGCTACAGCATCCAAGGCCGCTCTCTTGCAAAGATGAGCATTGTAGACTTGATGACTTGGCGCGATTATTATCGTAAGGAAGTTGCGAAAGAGAAGCAGGATGCTGCTATTGCCGCTGGCAAATCTAGTGGCACTACGATTAAAGTGAGGTTTCGCTAATGGCATTCTGGGACTTACTGAAGCCCTCACTCATTAACAAGAATGAGGCTATGACTAGCAGGAAGTTGGCAAAGCGCCATTATTCTGCCGCAAATCAGGGCCGCTTGTTTGAGGACTTTAAGGCAAGCAATCGCAGCGCGGATACAGAACTACGCCCAGCCCTGACCGTATTGCGCAATCGCGCCCGCGACCTGACACGCAATGATCCCTATGCCAAGCGGTTCCTCAACCTGATGCGCGTCAATGTCGTCGGCGAGAGCGGTCTTAATATGCAAGTTAAGGCCCGCAACGTCGATGGCTCTTTGGATGTTATCGGCAATGAGCAGATCGAACGAGCATTCGCTGATTGGGCGCGTGATTGCACCGTCGATGGCATGATGTCTTGGAACGACGTTCAGCAATACGCAGAAGAGGCCATGAAGCGCGATGGTGAAGCATTCATCGAAATCGTGCGTGGCCCTTCTTTCAAATATGGCTTTGCTCTAAATCCGATTGAAGCCGACCTGATCGATGAGCAGAAGAACCAGCGCCTTCCAAATGGCAACGAAATTCGCATGGGTGTCGAGCTTAACCGCTATCGTCGCCCAATCGCGTATTGGGTTCGCCAAGCGCATCCCGGTGACTTTGATTATACCACATTAAATCAAGCAGTTAGCGTTCGCGTCCCTGCCGAGCGCATCCTGCATTTCTACAAGCCTACCCGCGCTGGTCAGACCCGTGGCGAGACAGCGTTCGCGCCGATCATGACATCGCTCAAGATGATGTCCGCCCACCGTGAGGCTGAATTGGTTGCTAGTCGTTTGGCGGCATCGAAGATGGGTTTCTTTGTCTCTGACACTGGCGATGATTTCAACGCCGATGATTACGACGACAAGGTTCCGATCTACGACGCAGAACCCGGCACATTTCACCAATTGCCGAAGGGCGTTGATTTCAAGGAATACAGCCCGTCGCATCCGACGACTGCGTTTAGTGATTTCCAGAAAGGCATCCTACGCGGTATCGCATCTGGTCTTGGCGTCAGCTATTCCAGCCTATCTGGCGACTTGGAGGGGACAAGCTACTCCTCCATCCGTCAGGGTGCATTGGAAGAGCGGGATTTCTACAAGCTAGAGCAGCGATTCTTGATTGAGCATCTCGCCCATCCGATTTACGCCGCATGGCTACGTCACGTTATGGAATTCGGCTTTATCAGCATCCCTGTTACCAAGTTCGATAAATTCTATACGGCGACCATTTTCCGCGCCCGTGGCTTTAGCTGGATCGACCCACAGAGGGAGATGACTGCTTCTGTGATGGGTATGCACAATGGCCTCTTGACGCCATCTGAAATCGCAGCCGCTGATGGCCGTGACATCGATGAGGTCTACAGCACATGGCAACGTGATAAGCAATTGGCTGAATTCTACGACCTAAAGTTAGCATTTGAGCCATTTGGCGCGAATGAAGCAACTAAAGACGCGATGCCATTAGATGGGGGTTCAGATGCCAGCCAAGCCGAATGATGGCATGAAGACTGAAGCGCAGCGCGGCCTTGATTGGCGGCGTGAGTTTGGTCGTGGCGGAACTGAGGTAGGCATCGCCCGTGCGCGTGATATTGTAAATGACCGAGAACTATCTGACGACACAATCAAGCGGATGTATAGCTTTTTCAGCCGCCATGAGGTTGATAAGCAAGCAGAAGGCTTCCGGCCCGGTGAAGATGGCTACCCATCGAATGGCCGTATTGCTTGGGCATTGTGGGGCGGTGACGCGGGATATTCTTGGTCTAGCGATAAGGTCAAAGGCATGGAACAGAATAGAGCTGCCCCTAATGAATTAAAGGAAGGCGATTTTGTCGAATGGAATTCATCCGGCAATAAAGCCCGTGGGCGCATTGAATATATCATGCGTGAAGGCACACTTGGCGTTCCAGAATCCGATTTTTCGATTGAGGCAAGTGAAGATGACCCAGCCGCTCTAATCCGAATTTATAGGAATGGAGAGGAAACGGAAACTCTTGTCGGCCATAAATTCTCTACTCTTACCAAGATTGCGGATATTAGATCGTATGAAGATTTCAGACCGTATCCGAACGAACACGCGGCAAGACTTCACGATCCCAGCAAGTATGATAGCTTTCGGCGTGATAATGATGCTGGTGGTCCCGGTGTTGATTTTATCTTCGGCATCCTTGTTGATGGCGGCACTGAGTTACAGGCTATACGTTTTGATAAAAATCGGTATACTGTCGCTCAAGCGAAAGATTGGCTTCGTGAACATGACCATGAGCCGATAATGTTTGAAGAAGCCACTGGAGAACGCGAAATGGCTGATGAAGAGTTGGAAGCACGGGCAACCGTTAAGGTCGAGATCGAAATCGACACATCTGACGCGCCTATGGAAGAAGATCAGCCTGAAGTCAGCGTTGAAGACGTTGATGCAGCACAAGAAATTGCTGACGCTCTTGACCGCAAGGCGATGCCTGAGATCGTGCATCGCTCTAACGCTATGGAAGCCAAGATCATCGATGAGAAGACACGCTCTGTTCACATTGCAGTGTCTTCTGAGCTTGGCGTTGACCGTAGCTTTGGCAAAGAAATTCTCGATCATAGCGAAGAGTCCATTAACTTGGAATTCCTCCGCTCTGGTCGCGCACCCCTGCTTCTGGATCACGATCCTGAAAAGCAGATTGGTGTCATCGAATCTGTGAGCCTTGATGGGGACCGTGTATTGCGGTCAAAGGTGCGTTTCGGTCGATCCGCACTAGCCCAAGAGGTCTTTCAGGATGTTCTCGACGGTATCCGTGGCAATGTCAGCGTCGGTTATCGCGTGAACAAAATGGAGCGGGATGCGAACGATAAGAATGCTTATCGCGTCAAGTCTTGGTCCCCTATGGAAGTTTCCGTTGTTTCGATCCCAGCCGACCCGTCAGTTGGTGTAGGACGCAGCGCGGTTGCTACCGAATCCGAACCTAAAATTGAACCATCCGTTAAAAAGGACACTAACATGAGTGAAGTGAATCTGGATGCGGTTCGTGCGGAAGCTGCCAAAGCTGCTTCTGACAATGCCGCCGAAATCGTGAAGCTGGGTCAGCGTCACAACAAAGCCGATCTTGCTGGCGCTGCTATCGCCGCTGGTAAGAGCATCGATCAGTTCCGTGGTGAACTCCTTGAAGTTATCGGCAACGCGCCGCTCGACAACAAGGAAATCGGTCTGAGCAAGAAGGAAGTTCGTCAGTTCTCGGTGGTTCGTGCCATCCGCGCCTTGACCAACCCCACAGACCGTGCCGCTCAAGAAGCTGCTCGTTTCGAATTGGAAGCATCTGACGCTGCCGCCCGTGCTTATGGCACGACTGCACAGGGTGTGATGATTCCTGCCGACGTTCTGGGCAACTGGGGCAAGCGCGATCTGAACACTTCGGACGACAACGAAATCGTTGCAACCAACCTGATGGCTGGTGATTTCATCGACGCCCTCCGCAATTCTTCGT